TATTACCAAATCAAGAAGGTTTAGAAGATATAGAGATTGATATGGCAGAATATGATAAAAAAATTTATTGTATTTCTAGAATAGAAAGATTAATAAATGGAAATTTAATAAAGTATGATAAATTAAATAAAATATTTTATAGTAGTGAGCAAGATGCTTGGATATTTAAAGCACCACTTAATAAATCTAAGAATGAACCTAAAGGACCTGCCATTAAGTTACCAAATATACTTTGTAATTTCTCTACAGCAGCATAAAACTTATCTTGAACGTTTTGTCTTTCAAGAGCTTGTGCTGCTTCTTCTTCTGTTATTTGTTGTAAAGATTTACCAGATTTAACTGCTTCTTCTCTTTTTCTTAATTGTTCAGATAATTTATCTGAGGTTGTTCCTAAAGATTGAGCATAAGCATTTTGTGCTAATACATTCATTTTAGAGAACTTGGTAGCAGTCATACCTTGGTTTGCCAATTCATTAGCAACACCTACCATATCTCCTTGTAAAGCTAATGATCTAGCTCTTTCTAAATTTAAAGCCTGACCTGTTAATAGTTCAGCTTTTAATTCGTTTTCAATTGATGATTCAAAATTTAATAAAGATTCTGCTTGTGACTTGGTGTCTTCTAATGTAGTACCTAAGGCTTTCATAGCCACTACTGCTTTAGCTATACGCTCAGGATTATACCCTAAATTAGCAGCTAATTGGCCTGATACTTTAACGGCTTCAGCTAGTGCTGATCTAAAATCAATACCAACTTTAAGTTGATTTCTTGCTGTTGCTAAACCTCTAACAAATGATCTATATGTTTCTTCAGATGATTTACCAGACAATGCAGAATATCTTTGAACTTGAGCGGCTTCATCTGCTTGTAAACCAACTTGTTTAGTTAATTTAATCTGAGTTTCAAGTTGGTCTGCTGTAAATTCATAAGCAAATCCAGTTGCTTTTACTAATTCACCAAATGCTTGGGTTAAATTAGCAGTATTAACATTTAGATTTCTTGATGAGCTTTCAATAGCAACCATCTTTTCTCTAAAGGCATCCGCTCTTTGAGCTCCATATCCTAATTGCTTTCCTAATTCAACTGCTTGTGCATTTGCATTTAAAGCAGCTTTAAAGAAGAAATTAGCAATTTTTAATAATATAGTTAGTTGTGTAACGGGATCTTTTAATGCTTGTCCTATTCCAGAAGCTGTGCCTTTTACCCCCGTCATTAACACATCCCACTTAGATCCAGTTTTAGCAACTTCTCTCATGTCTTCCTTTAGATTTTCAAAGAAGGTACTACTAATACCTAATTTACCTAAAGCACCAACAATACCATCTACTATCTTCCCGGATATACCTAACTGTTGAGTAATTCTTTCTTCTTCTTTTAATCTTTCTTTTACAGCAGCTTTTAGATTTTCATATCCTAATTCTTGATCTTTTAAAAATGTGCTAGCTGTTCTTATATTTTCTTCTAATAGTTTTTTCTCAGCACTCAATGCTGCTCTTTTTTTAAAAGATAAATCTTCACTTTTTAGAGCATTTTTTACATCCGCTAAACGCTCAACATTAATTTTTCTACTAATTTCTAAATTTTTCTGTTCTTGTTTTAATGTTTCAAGACTAGTTTGTAATTGTTTTTTAGTAAGGGTTGAAATACCATCTTGATCATATTTTAGTTTAGAAGCTATACTACTTAATTTTTCAAAGGATCTGCTAGTGTCTCTAGTAGAATTCTTTGTTTTATTTATTTCAACTAAACTTTTTTTTAATATTTCATAAAAAGTATTAATATCTGAGTTTATATTTTTTTGTTCATTTCGTAATGAACCTAATTCTTTTCTAAAATCCTCAGCACCACCAACTAATCTTTCGAAAGCTTTAGCATCAGAGATAGTAATATCTCTTAGCTCTTTCATTAGTTTAATCAATTCTGCCGCTTCGGCGGGGGATATTGGTGTATTATCTGGCATTACTTTTGTTTAGTATTACATCGTATAAATATAAAAAGCGCCTATTTTTTAGGCGCTTTCGTTGAATATGTGGGTCGTGATACGTTTGGTGTTAGTGGTTTAGACGATTGGTTTGATTTATTTTCAAGCTGTTTATTTTGTTTTTCCATCGCTTCATTTTCATCATCATAAAACTTTTTCATTTTATGGAATGTAAATCGACGCAACCATATTGGCATGTTATACACTGTATTCCAATCATATCCACCTTTTCCATGAAATACTATTTCGTGGATTTGGTCAAATATTATAGGTCTATCTTCCTGAGTCAGGCCAAAAAAAGTTAATTCCTACTGGAATTGAAATGCCCTCCTCTGCACCTTCCTGGTAATAAGTCATATCAATATCTGGTTGGATTTGTGCATAATACTCACGTAACGCTCTAGCATCTTTTGCTGTTAAACCATTATCAACAAAGTCACGAATAGTTGCTAATTCTCTATTACCATTAACAGCTGTAATTATATATTTTAGGCGTGTAGTAATTTCAAATGAACTTTGTGGAGATATTTTCTTTAAACCCTTAATTTCGGCATCAATTTTTTGTTCATCACCGTGTGTTAAAAGTTTAAATGATACTGTATTTCCTGATAAAGGCATTTTGAATGTAAATTCATTTGTACCTTCTTCAAATAATGATAAATCAACTTCTTTTTCTTTTAAGGTTGATAAATCAACAATGATTATTTCTTCAGCACCTGTCTCGTAATTATAATTTTTAAATTGATATTCAGCACCATATCCTAAAATACGAGCGCCTAACAGTATAGCGTTTTTATCGCATACTAATATATCATTAAAACTAACTGGTGTTACTATCAATGATTGCATTACTCTGTTGAGTACTGATCCATCTTTAATATAATTGGCGTTAGTAAGAATATCTTCTTCCTTAGCTGTCATATATTTCATTTCAATTTCACCTTTAGAAAGTGGTGAATCTTTTGGATATAATAATCCTTTGGAAGGCAACGAAACCGTTTCGGTTGGCATTTTAAAATCGCTCATATAACATTTTTATTTTGTTCGTATATAAATATATAGAAAAAAGAAAGCGTCTGCAAAGCAGACGCCTCTAGGAAAAGAAATATGAAGGGAATTAAAAATTCAATACACAGTAATCCATAGCAATAGTAAGGGAAATGTTAACTGCTGCTTCACTAGACCAATCGTACTCACCGAAGTTTGCTGATTTTACATAAGCACCTTTGATTACCCATTCGCTAACGATGTCACCTACTGGGCCTAATACGTTTAATACTAAATCTTTTTTATAAAAATCAGAATAACCATCACGGCCTGTTACTGATTCGTGTGCCAAACGAGCCCATTCCATTACAGCTTGAGCACCACTTGGAGTGATTGGATCATAAAGTTCTAAGTTCATATCTTGCCACTTAACTTTACCTTTTACTTTACGGTAAACGTTGATGTGATCTAATATGATTTCACCTGCATCAAATTGAGGTGACGCTGCCTTCTTAATCAAGTATGCCGGAATACCATCCACATACATGATGAAACGGTTTTGCACCTTTGGTTCGAAAGCGGTGAACATTATTTGGTTTGCGTCTAATACAGCCATTTTATGTTAAATTTTGTCTATTAATAAATATTATTGTTTATAACTCTTACGCTGGGAATGTTGCCCCAGTTGGTAATACTGTGAAATCTAACACAATGAATTCTGCTGTTTTACTTGGTTGTAAATAGATTTGACCAACTAATTGGTTTCTATCGATTACATCAGGTGTGTTATTAGAATCATCCATTACCACTTTATAAGCATATAAACCTTGACGTTGTACTACTGATTCTAAGTAAGGGTTTGCAATGCTCATAAATCTGTTTCTTGTAGCTGCTGTATTTTGTTCAAATACTAATGAACGACCTACTTGACCTAAGAAACCTTTCAATGTGATCAATAAACGACGAACGTTAATTCTATCCAATGAAGTTGATTTTTTCTGTAATGTCTTTTGACCAAACGCTACAACACCTTCTCCAGGGAATGAAGCTAATGGGTTAATGTTTGTATCATATAAATTATCACGATCTTCTTGAGATAATCTTCTTTCAGCTCTTAATACTGATCCAATTCCACCGCGGTTTAAACCTGCTGGAGCGAACCATTCAGCACCTACTTGGTCGTTGAACGCGAACACACCACCCATTACTACAGATGGAGGACACCATACAGCCTTACCTAAGTTAGAACTGAATAATTGTACCCATGGGTAATAAGCAGCTCCGTAACTTGAACCATTAGCAGCAGCAGCTGTAACAGCAGCAGCTACGTTAGCTCCGTATGCTGTAGTATCGATAATTGCCATTGAATCACCTCTACCTTCACACACTGCAATTACGTCATCTGAAATTGAACTTAAAGCACCAGTACCTAATGTTACACCAGGAACTAATAATAAGTTAAAGCTATAATCATCTTTATTTGATAATAAAGTTAAAGCAGCTGCATAATCAACAGCAGCAAATCCTTGACAGTTTGTAGCTGCGGTATCATTTGCTTCGAAGAAAGTTGCTGTTCTATTAGTTGCAGCTACGCCACCACTAAATGAACCACTACCTGCTGCTGGTAAATAACCACCAAAAGTTGCAGTTTTGAAATTACCTAAGTTATCAATTGAATCGATAGCGTTGTTTACTGTTTTAACACGCACATATGAAGAACCACCTTGGAAACTACCTGCAATTTCTACTAAGCCTTTTGTAGCGTTGTAAACAGGTTTTGCATCACCTATTACACGAGAAATGAAGTTTGGTTGAGATGGATCTAAAGATAAGTTTGAAAATGTTTCTAAAACATTTTTATTATTTGTGTTGTCATCACCACGACGAACTACTAATGTAAATGTACCTTTTGTACTGTTAACATTGCTTACTTCCCAACGTACGTTTTCTGTTGTACCATTTGCTAAAGCACCTGATGTTTCAGAACCACTGTTGTTTGCAATGTCACCCCACTGAGTAGCCTCTAAAGTAAAGGCAGCAGTTGCGTTTGATACTGCGGCTGCTGATGAACTAGCGTAAGTGTCGTAAGAAGAACCACTAATGATTTTTGTTACTAATAGTGTATTTCCACCGTTATTGAAGTATTCTTTAGCAGCTAATGATGTCCAATATTCATAGTAGTTACTTCCACTTTTAAATATATCACCAAAAACTGATAAATATTCACTGTAAGATGTTACAACTGTTGGTGCTACTGGATTACCTTTAACTGTAGGACCAACAATAGCAGCTCCAACCTCTTGAATACCTCTTTGTACTAAACTCTTGTCGTTTTCGCGAGTAAAAACGCCTGGAGAGATAATTTTTTCTGCCATAGTATTTTTAATTAATTTGATTTAAATTATTCTGATAATAAATATTCGGAAAAATACGTAACCGATTGGGATTATGGTAAAATCTCACCTGTCTGGATATCTAAATTTCCTTCTCCGTATTTTTCACGGATTTCAGTAAGATAATCATCTTGACGTTTATAGTTAGATAATATATCCCCGTACAATCCTGCTAATTCACTATCAATTGTTTTTAATTGATTTTCTAATTCGTATTTTTCATATTGTAATTGACCAATTTCAAATATTGTTTTTGAATATTGTTCACGAAGTTGGTTGAGATCAACCATTTCTTGTTCTGTAATTTTCTTCATATTATTTTTCCCATTTATTTTTTGGACAACTTTTTTCTACAGGACTGAATACTTTTTTATTTAAAGGGCACCCGCAGGCACCACAATACCAAAAATTCATTACATCTTGATGAGTTTTATGTTCACATCCGTCACACACTGACAAACGATGTTCTGCTATTAGTTTTTGTTCGGGGGTTGGGTTAGCCGCTGCTATCCATGCTTTGCCTA